TCCAACCTCGCACGCGGACGTTTCCCCCGTAGGCCCTCCTTCGCCAGACATTAAATCCGCGCGTAAGCCTGCGCGTAACGCCCGAGCTATTCTCCGGGTTAAGGGCGAAAGTAAAGCCAGAGTAACGGCGAGAGTAAGCCCAGCGTAATGCGAGGCGAACAAGTCCAAGAGTAAGCTTGGAGATAAGCGGGAGGGCCATCTATCTCGTTTAAACACCTCTATAACACTTGGTATGTGCGGGCCTAAGACTAAGGATACTCTTGGGTTAGGCTTAGCACTAAGGCCTAGAGGACTATGGTATTACTCGTAAGGAGTTTTGATACCGTATAACACTAGGAAACATCACTACGCTTAGGGCCAAGGGATAGAGGTAAGCCGTAATAAGGCTGCATCTATTTAACCCATGGAATGGGAGTATGAGAGAGTATGATAAGAGATGGATAGAGATAGATGAGAGTATAGAGGGGCGAGAGAGTAACTATGAGAGTAAGTATGAGGATGAAGATGAGGATAGGTATGAGAGAATACTAGAGTAAGATAGGAGTAAGACTAGAGTAACTCCCGCTACGCGGACAGAGACTAGGATCAGCGAGGATAGGAATAGATAAGAAGCTATGGATAGAAGGATTGGATAGAAGACCAATAGAAGAGACTATGATAGAGGTATGGATAGAAGGACTGACTAAGAGATTAGGATAGAAGGCTTAGAAGAATACCTGATTAGATAGACTATGAGATATGAGGGATAGGATGAGAGTACTACTAGAGGGAACTAGGGAATAAGGGATAACTCCGGGTTTAATATATAGGCGAGGAAGTTTGTTATTAGATAGAGGAACTTTCTTACTTCTATCTGTTAGTTTTATCGTTTATCGAGTTGCATGGCTTAGAACCATCGGCCATACAGCAATCACACCGGGTTGAGGCCCGGCGGAACAAGGCGGGTTGAGGCCCGGCGGAACAAGGCGGGTCACCGGCGGTAACGGGTGATGAAGCGCGGTATATCCGGGCAGTAGGATCAACGCTCGCAAGGGCTGAGAACCTCGTCGCTTGGATGGCTGAGGCCAGCTGCTACAGAGGCTAGGATAGAGCCTAGTCCCTCCCTTGATAGAGGGTTGTATTATTGCCGCTGTGGTAGTGCAGCAAGGCGGGGCGTATGCCTCTTAATCATGCCTTGGAGAACACGCCACACCCTCGCCGATAGCAAGGCTTGGAGGGAAGCGTCCCGAAGAGGGAAACCGAGAGGTTGCAGGCCCTGCTAGGGATGGTGATAAGCGCCATCGTGCCGCCTAGCCGCTGTAGTGCTTATATCCTACGTTGGTTGTCAGATGAGGTAGGGAATTACGCTGGGTTTCTTAGTCCAGTTACCGGGTCTCCGGGTTAGTACCACTCACTCGACGGGCCGTAATTGCGTAGGAGGTAAGCACTAGCAGTAAGACCAGAGGCACAGCCTCGACCTCGTTGCTAACCAATCCGCTTATGCTCGGATAGAACCTGAGCCTCGACACTGAGATAACGTAAGTTGCTCTCTGGTCTTCCTCCTAGTGCTAATGGCTAGGGTTCAACAGAGAGATATCGTCATGGCTACCAAGAACATCGGCGCGGTCCCGGCTTACTCGCATCTCGCGATGTCGGCCGACGCGCTCAAGAAGAACCTCGCCAAGGTGCGGTCCTCTTCAAAGGCTTTCGACAAGCTGGTTCACTCCGTCGCTGTCGCCTGCCTCATCCAAGCCCTGCCCGAAGACATTGGCGGGCATAACAACGCAACGCCTATTCGTGACCTGATGAATGGGCTGAGCGACGGCGCGTCTCGTCTTCGCGTCAAGGAATGGGCTGAGGCTCACTCCAACGTCCGCATCAACGTCATCAAGGACAAGGCGGGCAAGATCACCGGCTTCGGCGCGAAGATGGTGAAGGCGGAAGACACCGGCTTCATCACGCTCGACAAGCTGGGCGCGCTCGTGCTCAAGGCGAATGACACGCCCTTCTGGGCTTTCTCGCAAGAGAGCACGCCGGAACCTATGGTCATCACGGAGGACGTGTTCGCTCGTCGTCTAGCCGGGTTCCTGAAGGCGCTGGACAAGGCGAAGCAAGAGGACCGTCTGAACGTGTCCGGCGCTGCGCTGCATCAGATCGACGCCCTGCGCAAGGTGTCCGAAGCTGCGACCAAGCGGGCTGAGCGTCTGAAGGACCAAGCGGGTAACGCCGTGGTCAAGGCCGCCGCTAAGGCGCACAAGACCGTCAATCAGGTCATCGAGCAAGTCGCTTGACCGGCTTCTGGGTCGCTATCGGGATTTGTCTAGTGCTCGTTGCTGTGTGCATCGTAGCCTAGCACTCGTCGGCCTTCGTCCGTACTTCTGACATGAGGGTATCCATGCGTTACGTCGTGCATCTCCAAGGCTATGATGGTGGGTATGACTTCCGTTTCGTCGGAACGCTTCGGCTTAACGGCGCATGGCATACTCTGGATATCGTCGTAGCACGTCGTATCTTCCAACGTGCTGATTGGGAAAGCCTTCTCAGGCAAATCGTGAGAGCAAACCTCTATGGATGACTTCGCTTCGTTTGGCATCGGCCTTGTGGCCGTTGTCTTCGCCGCTGTGCTGGTCTGGCGTGAACGTCAGGCCTACATGTGGCGTCAACGCCAGATCGCCAAGGGTAAGGACCTCCGTCCGTAATGGGCTGGCTGTTCTCGCTCTGGACAAACCTGTGGTACTGCGTCGATGATCACATCGCCGCGTTCCTGGGTATCCCTGCTCTGGGTCACGTCCCTCTCTGGGTTGTGAACCTTCCGTTCATCGTGGCCGTGGTGTTCTACCTTGGCGTCATCGCCCTCAGCATCCTGGCTGCGCTCTCGGTGAACAGCCGCCTTCGTTAGGAGACACAGATATGCCCGGTCTTATCCTGGCGTACGCTTCGTTTCTAATCGTCGGGGCCTGCCTTCTGGGCTGGGCTCTGTGCAAGCTGGGTCAACACGACCCTAGCTGACTGCTCGCCTTTGGGCTGGAGCAAATAGGTTATCCCGGCGACCTTAAGGCCGGGAACTTCCCTCACACGACCAACAAAAGTTGGCGTAAGATATCAACGCATCGACAAAGAAAGAGACAAACATGGACTGCATCCGTGTTAAGTTCGCCTATCGTGACGGCTCGTCGCAAGTCTATGCCCCGCCGCACGCCAAGGACAAAAGTCCGAAGGCTAACGCTGATCGCGCTTTCCTGAAGCGCAAGATGAAGCAGCGCCTGGGCATCTAACCTTCATGGCTCATCCTCTGGAGGTTCGCACCGTGCGGCAGCATCTTGCTGTCCGTGGTGTCACGCTGTCCATACTCCCTAATGGGAGCTTCTCGGTTGCCTACCGGGATACGACGGCGCTCACTAGCACTCTCACGGGTGCTCACATGGCTGGCCTCAAGCTGAGCCCGCACAAACAAGACATTCGTCGGCGTGCCATGATGGCCGGGATGAATGACATGATCGCCAAGGGGGCGTGATATGCTGGAAACTCTGGATACGTATCTCAGGTGCAAGGAAGCCCGCGCTAAGAAGCAACCAGGACGCCTTACGCAAGCTCTGGATGGGGCCTTGCTCCTTCTGGAAGATCGGCGTAACTGGACGAAGGGTGCGTACGCCAGGACCAAGAGCGGCGGGGGCTGTTTCATCAAGGACAAGACGGCGGCGTGTTTCTGTATTGCTGGCGCTGTGGCTAAGGCTGACCAAGTGGTGCGCAACGATACCGAAAGCGACGTGCTGGTCATCGAGCGCCTGCTCTGGAACGCAGCGGTTGACGCCGGGGCGCTGGACCCTGTGGTGTGGCCCTCTATCGCCCTGTTCAACGATCATGCCATGCGTAAGCATGAAGAGGTCGTGACGATGCTCAAGAAGACCCTGCGACACGCCAAGAAGCACGGTCTGTAAGCTGTCACTCAACGCCATGTAGGTGAGCATCCGATTGGAGGGCTCACGGAGATATAACCATGACCTTCTATTCGGTTATTCGCCCTGGTACGTGGGCGCAGTATGCAAAGGCGGCTCAAGAGGAAGAGGGAACTTATTACAAGGACTCCCTGGCCTCTAAGTTCGAAGGCCATCACAGTGTCGCGTTTATTCACGGCTGCTTTACCTCAAGGAGCATGGCGTTGAACGCGGCGTTGAACGCGATCGAGGAGTATAACTCCTTCCTTTCCTATGATAGAGCCCCGTTCGAGGGCTCTATTGAGGACCTTATTGTCGAGGGCCTTACGAGCCGCGTTCGCTGGGCAATCTACGAGCTTCATGACCGTCCGAGTGCTGATACCCTGCCTATCAAGAACGCATCTTGGGCTAAGGACCACTGGTTCGTGGACGCCTGCAATAAGGACTGTCCGGAAGTCGATCTAAGCGTCAAAGGAAACGTCCTGATCTATGCCAACGCTCACGACATGCTGCGCCTTAAGCGCACGAGCATGAAGGCAGGGCGCTGGATCAAGATGCGTTCTAACGGGGCGCTGACCAAGATCGAGATCGAGTGGGCGTCTCGTGCATTTACCCTCAATGAGGCCCTTCTCCCTCCTGGGTATGAAACCCTGCGGTATGGTTTTGCTGAGGGCGAGCAAGCGGCTATCGACGTTTACGCCGGTGGCGTGTACTCCTGTATGCAGAACGACAAGGAAGTCGCTCAATGGGGTACCGGGGATTTCCGGGTTGCCTATGTGTACGATACCGAGGATAAGCTCCTTGCTCGTGCTGTTGTCAGCCTTAAATCCAAGACGTGGATGAGCATCTACGGGCATGACACCATGGAACGCTCCCTGCTGGAGGCTTGGCTTATCGGTCAGGGCTTCCAGCAGGTATCCCGTGGTGGTTGGGATGGGTCCCGCTGTCGCCTTGTATCCTGGCTGGGTCATTACCTAACTCCGTACATTGACCGTGGCGACGTCTGGTATGACCATGATACTGGGGAGTGCGTGTTTGATCCTTACTACAAGGATACGGATCAGCTTCATAGGAACTATCCCAGGATGTACGACGCGCTTTACACCGTCCCCGATCTACGCCCCGAGCACACCGTGGAAATCCCGGCGTATCTCAAGACGTGGATGGACCGTGCCTCCCGTGCTGAACAAGCTGAAGAGGCTGCGTTGGCGACAGTTGACGAGTGGTCTAGCAGGTACTACCAACAAAACTCCGAGTTGGTCAATCTGCGTAATAGAGGGGCGACTACGCAAAACGACGTCGAACACGCTTTTGAGTGGTGCTTGAACCAAGCTAACCAGGTTAACGGCTACGACCAATACCGTCGTTTTGTCCGGGAGTTGGAGAACCAACTAAGAGAGTTGCGCAGTATGAATGGGCGTACACGTAGTATGTCCGTGTATGACTATGAAACACTGGCTACAGGACACTACCGTCCTGAGTATGGCGCCAGCATCGTCGAGGACTTCTACCGACACTTCGGGAATGTTACGGTCGGAAGGACCGCAAGTCCGCAAGCTACAAACCAAGTGACCACACCGGCTGATAGCGGAGTTAACCTCGGGGATATGCTGAGGGCTGCTATTAATGCTCCTCCAACTACAAGGCGAAACAGAGGGAGGACCGGAGCGATTGCGTACATCGGTGACGTAGCTTAGTTTTGATACCGTATACCTCGGAGAAAATTCCGATCCTTCTGTAAGGTTGAGGGGCTAGGTAATCCAGCCTAGCCCTTGTTCCGTCCAGATGGACGCCGTTGCCCAGGATAACCCTGGGTGCATCAATACAGGATAAAGACCATATGACCGAAGTCGCTGAAAAGACCGTGAAGACCACCGCCCAAAAGCTGGAAGCCGCCAAGGCCTACGTGCTGAAGCTGGAAGCCCAACTGAAGGCGGAAGTCGCGGCCAATGACGTGCGCATCGGCGATACCGTGAAGTTCTTCTTCGGCCGCGCCGAGAAGCGTCGTGAACTGACGGGCACCGTCTCGGCTCGCAAGGACGCCGACGAGGAAACCCCGACCACGCTGCTCAAGGTCGATGTCGGCTCGGGCTTCGACGCTACGTCGTACCGCCTGCGCATCTCGGATATCGCTGAGAACGTCTCGGCTGGCCAGCGTGACGCCGAAGGCCAAGACGGCAGCCCGCTGTCGGAAGCCTAATCCCAAGGAGTGCCTATGACACGTTCTGAGATTGCGGCTATCCTCAAGGATAGTACGGACTATAACGGAGCCCGTCTGACGGAGTGCCAGAGGGATACCCTGGCCTACTCGTTTGGCCACCTACTGGCCAAGTATGGGCTTGTCCGAGACATGCAGACTTTCCTAGTCGAGTGCGGTCAAGAACCCCTCGATGAGGAAGACGAAGACTAGGCACTCTACGACGTGTCCCCGGATTTCTGACAAGAGGTCCGGGGCGCATCGGTAGGCGCATTATGAAACGGCCTATGGCTGTAGCTCGTCCCAATGGGCGCAAAGTAATAATGCGTCTTCCCATGCGCATCTGCATGAAGGAGAGAAACACATGAAGTTCCTGCTTCCCGCGTCGCGTGCCATCGTTAAGGCCGCCGCGAACATTCACGTTACCGCTCTGCGTGGGCACGTCGCTCAGGCTAAGCGCCAAGTCAAGTCGGCTGAAGACGGCGTTGCCGCTCGTGAGGTCGATGTTCAAATGGCTACGTACGCCGTGCGCAATGCGCGCTCCGAACTGGTCTCTGCTCGTGGCACGCTGACCGCCACCAAGAAGGCTGCCGCCGCCGTTCAGGCTGAAGCCGTGGTCGAAGCCGCCTCTCTGGGTATCTCGCTCTAGTGAGGGAACTCCTCGCTATTCAAGCGGGGAAGGTCTCGTCTTTTCTCTACGCTAAGGCAGAGGCCGCCCCTCGTGGAACTTTCTGGGATATGGCTATCTGGTCTGTCCTTGAAGACTACTTCTATCAACTAGCCTGGAGGCTGCACGGTGACGGTGCGATCAAGGGTCTGTATGACCATCCCTAACGATCATCGCCTCTGGGCGAGTATCCTGCTTAGGGTTCACGCACGGTTCCCTAATGCCATCATTGGCGGGGGAGCTATCCGAGACAACTACTTCAATCTAGCGCCCAAGGATATCGACGTGTTCGTTCCGGTCCAAACGGAAGAGGACTTCGTCAATAACATGGGCCTGCTAGGTGCTGAGTTGCACCCGGTTCATGACGCGCGCAAGGCGCAGATCGAAGAGTACGATGAGTGGGAAAAGGGGCACCTCATCGGGGTTGCTACCGTCATCATGCACGGCTATGAAGTCCAGCTTATCGCCCGGCGTAATCATGTCGTGGGCGCTGAGATGGAGATGGTCTCCAAGTTTGACGGAGGCTGTAACCAAGCATTCTACGCTCTGGGTATGCCCATCGTTATGACGGAAGACTGCGCCAAAGACTGGCGTGAGCGCACCTATACCGACGTTGTCGGTGGTCCATGGACGCGTGAGCGGTATGACCGCTTCAACAGCCGTAACCCCGGCGTCCTTCGCTGGGTGTCCTACAGCGACTACCTGAGTGACACTGGACGCCTCGATGAGGTTACCTGTGCAAAGTGCTTGGACCCTCTGTGTATCTGCCCGTAGGCGTTCAACTCCTTAAAGACATCGGACTAAACGTCGATCCTCCAAAGGGTCGTGATCCCTGGGATTACATTTGCGAGGATGAGAGTGTCACGTTTACGGATCAGACTGACCGCGATATACTGGAGGCTCATGGTATCGTGGTGGATTGCACTCCGGTGGATGCTTTCATGAACAGGGGCTATGGCTTCCTGTTGACGGAAGAGGACTAATGCCTCTATGGGCACAGGCCTTGGCCGTGGTTGCTATCATAATCGTGTTGTTCGACAACAATCGACCGAGGTATCCGTAAATGTGCCATCGAATGGCCGACGTATTCCCTGCTGCGGACTTCGCACGGCTTCGTGCTTCGCAAATGGCCGATGCGGAGAAGGCGAAGGAAGACGCGCGCAAGCGCAAGGCGCATAACGATCGGGTTATCGCCAACATGAAGACAATGAGAGGGCGAGTAATGCCTAAGATTTCTCTGCGCGGGGAAGAGACCGAACAAGGTTACGTCCTCGTCGCACAAGATGAAGATACGGGCAACATGGCCGGTGTTCTCATCGATAAGGCGACCTGGGATGTGGCTGAGAATAAGGAGGCCGCCTGGAAGGATATCCTCGGTACTCTGGAACAGGACATCTCCGCGCAAACGGAACTGGCCGACGAGCCCGAGGCTCAGCCTAGCTTCCACTAGGAGATATCATGCTTAACCCGAGGTCTTGGCTTCACCTAGCCCAAGAGCTAGAAGAGGGGCAGTCCCGGCTTGTAGAGCATGATTGCGGCTCTGGTCGCGTACTACATATTGACCACAAGGTTAATGGGTGGGGAGCATATTGTCACAGATGCGGAGAACCCGGCTGGGTTCCTCGTCCTACGGAAAGCCTCACTCAACGACTTGAGCGTCTGCGTTCGATGCGAGCCACCGAAGAGATGGCCGCCAAAAGCATCAACCTCCCGAGCCCGCGTGTTACAGACCCAAGGCTATGGCCTATGGACGCTCGCGTGTGGCTCTACAAGGTGGGTATGGCAAACGATGTTATCGAGGAGCTTGGTTTCTATTACCATGAGCCTACACGTCGGGTTGTCATGCCGGTGTATGAAGACGGAAAGCTCATATACTGGCAAGCTAGAGGCTTCGACAAGTCACTACCCAAGTACATCAACCCCAAGGTAGATCGCACTAAGCTAGTATGGTCTCGGGGTGATGGCGGCGTTATCGTTCTATGCGAGGATATCCTTTCAGCATGGCGTGTAAGCCGGGTTACAACTGCTTGGAGTACCCTGGGAACTAAGCTCTCGGATCACACGGCAACTCGCCTAGCGGTGATCGGGAAGCCTGTACGAGTGTGGCTAGACCCTGACAAAGCGGGCCGTGATGGCTCGATAGAGATGGTCCGTAAGCTACGGTCGTTGAACGTGAAGGTCAGAGCCATCCGTTCAGAGAAGGACCCGAAACTCTACACCACACAGGAGATTTACAATCAGCTTGGACTTAACCCTCCTCCGACTACTTAGGAAGAGGGAGAGCTATAAGAAGTGGAACCGGGTAGTCGCTGAAGGCGTCGTTACCGGGCCTACCAAGGTTATTCTTGACGACTACGGAAAGTGGTTCAAGGAGTTTCCTGATGCGCCCGAGATTGACGCTGGAGCCTTCGAACTCTGGTTCACGAAGTTCGCACATCCCAAGCTTTCCGAAGAGAAGACGGCTGTTTTCCTGCATCAATTGCGCGAAGCCGCTGAGCCCCTAGACCCCTCTCTTGAGGACGGTCTTATGGCTAGGTTGGTTGACGCTAACTCTATGCAGAAGCTCATGACCCTGGTTGAGAAGTTCGAAGGTGGAGAAGAGGTCGAGGCCTTTGTCGAAGCCCGCTCGCTTCTTGAGAAATGGGAACTTGAGCTTAATCGGAAGGTAAAGACACCCGAGGTACGGGATAGTATCGGCGACTTGCTTGCCGAGGACGAAAACGACATTGGGTTTAAGTTCCGCCTAGACGAGCTTAACCAAGGCATACGCCCGCTACGCGGCGGGGACTTCGTTATCCTTGCTGCTCGTCCCGATGTTGGTAAGACTACCGCCCTTACCAGCGAACTGTCTTTCATGGCCCCGCAAGTGGACCTAGTGTACCCCGATGAAGATCGGGATATCCTCTGGTTCAACAACGAAGGCCCTGGTAGGCGCATCAAGACGAGGCTTTACCAGAGTGCGCTTAATGCGACTATTTCTGACCTCGTGGCTCGCAATAAGGCGGGCACAATCGAGGCCGAATATGCCTCTGCCGTTGGCGGGCGCGCTGATCGCATCCGCGTATATGACATTCACGACTTCTGGTCCTCGGAGGTCGAAGACGTAATCAAGGACGGGCGTGCCCCGGCCATCATCGTCTTTGACATGATCGACAATATCCGCTTTGCTGGAGACGTTGGGAACAACGGACAACGAACGGACCAGTTGCTTGAGGCCATGTATCAGTGGGGGCGTAACATCGCAGTTAAGTACAACTGTGTTGTCATCGCTACGTCGCAGATTAGCGCCGATGGTGAGAACCTACAGTATCCGTCTCTATCCATGCTTAAGGATAGTAAGACTGGCAAGCAAGGTGCTGCTGACCTGATTATCACGATCGGGTATAACAAGGAGTATCCTAACGCGCGCTACATGGGTGCTACCAAGAACAAGCTTGCTCGGGAGGGCGGTCGCAAGACCATCCAAGAGGAAGTTAGGTTCGACGGTCAGCGAGGTAGGTATGTCTCGCTTAAATGGACGACCGAGGCGGAAATCAGTGCATCCGTGGATGAGGAGATAGACGCCTGACCTATGTAACGTGGGACATCGAGACCACGATTAGGAACAGCTACAAGCGCAAAGCCAACCCGTTTGATCCCCTTAACAAGGTGGTCATGTCGGGTTGGAAGCGCAAGGATGGTCCAGTCGTTGGAGAATACTTCGGCAAGGGCGATCTACCCAAGGACTGGTTTACCAAGCTCCTTGAGGGTACTCGCATCCTTGTCGGACAGAACATCAAGTTTGACCTGCTGTACGCCCTGCGCGAGGAACACAACCTTGTGGCATGGATGGAGTGGGTAGCAAACGGTGGTAACGTCTGGGATATTCAGCTAGCAGAGTATCTGCTAAGCGGGATGGACCCGGCGGATCACATGCTGTCACTTGACGAGTTGGCTCCACGCTACGGAGGTAACGTCAAGTTTGATGAGGTTAAGGCTCTCTGGGCTCTTGGTGTCGAGACTACCGACATCGACCAAGAGCTTCTCACCAAGTACCTATGCGGGACGCGAAAGCAAGTTCCTGGCATTGAAGGTCTGGTTTGGGTCGGGGATATGGGCGACGTGGAGAACACGGAACTCGTCTTCCAGAAGCAACTGGCCGTCGCCCGTGCTAGGGGCCAAGTCAAATCCATCATGCTCAACATGGGCTCCCTTCTCGCTACGATCGAGATGGAGCGCAATGGTATGCGCATTGACAAGGAACTTGGGGAGAAGCAGGCCAAAGAGCTTGAAGCTAAGATTGCTGTGCTGGACAAGGAGCTATCCGAGTACATCCCGGCCGATCTTCCTTTCGAGTTCAATTGGGGCTCTCCTCAACAGAAATCTGCACTTATCTTTGGGGGGAAAGTAAAGTACGAGGCCCGCACACCTATCCTTAAAGAGGATGGTACACAGGCCTATGCTCAGAAGACCATCAAGGTTCCGGTACTGGACGACATGGGCTGTCAGGTCTTTGTCAAATCCGGTAAGAACGCCGGTGAGAAGAAGTTCCGAAACGAGACCGTGGACGATTTGGATAAACCCAAGTCGCGCATGGAGGACTATTGGTGCGAGTTCCCCGGCTACACCGAACCAGAGGAACGATGGAAGGGTGCCAGCGGTTATAGCACCGCTGCTGAAGTTATCGAAGAACTCTCGTTCCGAGATATTCCTTTCCTTAAGGCCCTGGGTAGTCTGACTGCTGCCCGCAAGGATCTGGGCACGTACTACATAGCGTGGGACGAGAAGAAGAAAGAGTTTAAGGGTATGTTGACGCTCGTCCAACCGGACGGGATTGTTCACCACAACCTGAACCATACTTCTACCGTTACTGCACGCTTCTCGTCGTCAAGCCCGAACCTCCAGAACTTGCCCAAGAAGGACAAGTCCACCGTTAAGTCCCTGTTTATCTCTCGCTTCGAAAGCGGGCGCATTATCCAGTCGGACTTTACGTCTCTGGAAGTTTACATCCAAGCTATGCTTACCGGGGATCAACAGCTTATTGCTGACCTGCTGGCTGGCCTGGACATGCACTGTTCGCGCGTTGCTTCTAAGGAGGGTATCTCCTATGAGGATGCGTTGCTCTGGTGTAAGGGTGATGCTCGTAATGGTATCGAGCCTAAAGATGGCTGGCCCAAGAAGCGTAGCGATGCGAAGGAATTCAGCTTCCAGCGCGCCTACGGTGCTGGCGCATCCAAGATTGCTCTTACTACCGGTATGGCCTTCGAAGATGTTGAAGCCCTCATTAAGGCGGAGCAAGCGCGCTATCCCCAGATTGAGCGCTACTACGAGAAGCTGACAGAAGAGATTAAGCAGAACTCAGTAAGCACCGGCAAGGTGTCTGAGCACCCGGATGTTCCGGGGCTTAAGTGCTTCTACCGTAAGTCTATGATCCGCACTCCGGATAACAAGGCTTACTCCTACCGGGATCAAGCTAGTCCCTCGTACCTTGCCAAGCGCCCTGTTAGCCAGGGTGGCTGCGCTACCTCCTTCTCACCAACGGAAATCAAGAACTACGTTGTGCAGGGCGAAGGCGGCGAATGGGCTAAGGCTGCGATGTGGATTGCTGTTCGTGCTTTCTACGCCCGCAAGAACTTTGATGGGCTGGCCTTGCTGGTCAATCAGGTTCACGACGCCGTTTACGCCGATGCCGCCGAGAGTGTTTCTCGTGAGGCTGCTGCCCTGCTGGAGGCCTGTATGGTCGCCGCGTCGGAGTTTATGGAATGGTACTTCGGATGGCCCGTTCCTTGCCCTGTTCCCTCGGAGACTGTCTCTGGGGCTAGCATGATTGAGGAAAAGCCATTCGATCAGGAATTCCCGCTGAGGGTCCGGGAGTTGCGCCTTGAACTACGCAAGGTGTATATGGAAGACTATAAGCCCTCATTCGAGAAAGGATAAGCACATGGCACTTGACAACGAAGCTATCAAGAACCTCGCGCAGGGCGTTGCTCTGCCGAACCAAACGGAGACCACGAAGGGTGGCGACTTTGAACGGGAACTTCCCGTCGAGGGCATTACCCGTCTTCGCCTGATCGAGTACATCGAACTCGGCAAGCAGAAGAAGGTCTTTAACGGAGAAGAGAAGTACGTGGACCAAGTGTCCATTGGCTTTGAACTCTCTGGTCCGAAGCATCCGCCCATGAGCAATGGCGAGCCCTTCGTTATTCGCTGGCGTGACACGTACAGCATGAGCGATCGTGCGAAGTATCCCAAGCTGTTCGCTAAGCTGAATTACGAGGGTACCAAGACGCACGCCGCCCAGATGCTAGGTGACGCCTTTGCTGGCCGTGTCTATCACTTCCAGAAGAAGGATGCTGAAGGCAAGGTCATCGCGACTTACGCCAACCTGCATAACAAGGAAGACGGCTTCTCCTTCAAGGGACCGTTCCGCGTTATCGAGGGCGAGGACGGCTCGGAAGAGCGCGTCAAGATCGAGGTTGAGCCCGTTCGCTCCAAGCTGCGCCTGTTCATCTTTGAGCACGCCACCAAGGAGATGTGGGACAGCCTGTTCATTGACGGGCACTACGAAGACAAGGTCGTTGACGGCGTTACTCAGCCGGGCGCTTCCAAGAACTACTGGCAGAACCTCATCCGAGGTGCCAAGAACTGGAATAGCTGTCCGATTGCCGGGGAGGTTGACGCTGGTGGTAGCACCGGCATTACCGACGCGGAAAAGCCTTCTCGTAGCGGAGCTTCGGCTGACCCGCTGGAGGATATGTAATCTCTAACGGAGGTTAACGTCATGACATTTTCAGCGGAAACCCTGGCGGCTATCCAAGCCGCCGGGGCGGCCCAAGAGCAAGCGCTTAATGGCATGGAGAAGGTTCCTGGCCGCATCCTGCATGTGGATGGGGATTACGTCTCCTACTACTACGGGTGTATCGATGCCACTAAAGAAGAGGCTCGAAGGTACACACTCAACGGCCTTGAAAAGTTCCGCGTCGCTACGGGTAGTGAGAAGGTGTTGGTCCACCTTACTCAAGCTGGCTCTCACAAGGGCGAGCGCTATCTTGCAGCGACCGTGAAGAAGTACCAGGGACAACGCTCGTCTGAGCGCCAACTGTTCAACAAGTCTTACCTTGACGAATGGCTGGCTACTTACGACGGACCCGAGTTTGAGGCCAAGCCCTGGGCTACTCGTGAGGCGGATGACGGCATGGCCGCTATGTGCCTGTACGCTGTTTCTCAAGGTCGTCTGGACGCCATCGCTACGCGGGATAAAGACCTGCGCATGGTCCCGGCTCTGCACGTCGCTTGGCAAAATCCGGAGATTGTAACGGAGGTTCCTCCTGGGACCTACGATGTAATCGGCAAGGATGTAAAGCAGTACGGCCTTAAGTGGTTCTGGCTTCAGATGCTTCAGGGCGATACGGCGGATAACATCCCCGGCCTCGAAGAGTACCAAGCCTTTGACGCTAAGGGTAACATCGTCTATAAGAAGATGGGCGAGAAGACTGCGGAGAAGATGTTGCAGGACTGCCTTGACGTGGACGCTGCGTGCGATCGTGTCAGGGAGTTGTACCTCAATGCTTATACCAAGTGCGATGATGAGGGCAACGTCCTCAATCCTGGGGAGTGGGCTGATCGCTTTGTCGAGCAGGCCGCGCTACTCTGGATGCGTACTGATAATAAGGCGCACCTCCTGGATTTCCTGAACCACTCGGGACCATCTTGTATCAACCGGCGTTTCTGCTCCGAAATCCATTCGGCTGCTGGACGCCTCATCATGAGGGTTAATGCTCAGCGCGCCGAGATTGACAAACTCGCAAGTTAAAGAAGTGCGAGCCGTCTTGCTGGGAAAACAAAAGGGCCATTGTGCCATTTGCGGTTTTCCTATCAAGGTGAATGAAATTGCGGTCCTAGACCACAATCACGAAACAGGGGCGGTGCGGGGCGTCCTGCATCACTCCTGTAACGCTGTTCTTGGCAAGATCGAGAATAGCTATAAGCGCTATGGAGTCGGTAGTAAACTCATTGCGTTCTGCCACGGGCTTGGCCCGTACCTCCAAGCTCACGCCACAAACATCACTGGCTTTCTGCATCCGACACATTACACCGAAGACGAGAAGCGTCTGAAGGCTAATGCGAAAGCTCGGAAGAAGTATGCCCTAAAGAAGAAGGTCGCAGCATAGCCAAGATCAAGCCGGAACTTTTCTCCTTCGAGGAAATCAAATCGGCACTTATCAACGCGGATGGTAACTACGCTAAAGCCGCGAAGGCCCTGACCCAAGAGGGACGGGGTAAGGTAACTACCCAGCTTCTGGTTGCCTGGGTCCGACGTTTTGACGATACGGACTTTGACGGTTACGACCGGGCACGCAACCTACAAAGCACACGCCTAGCCCGTAATGAGAACACCAAGCTCAGGGCTGACGTTCGGGCGCTGTCAGAGGCGCTGGGCACTAAGGAAGAGTTTGTCGCTGCGCTGGAGCGTATTGTTGATGAACTCCCTCAGCGTCCGCCTATCGAGCACAAGAAGTTCATCGGCGGTCAAGTCGGTACTCCAATGACTGTCGAGCTTCTGCTGTCTGACCTTCAGATCGGTAAGCTTGGTCCCGGCTATAATACGCAGGTTGCTCGCAAGCGCTTGTACGAGTATGGTCGCGCTGCTTGCTTCAAGATTGAGCAGCAACAAAGCCTGGGCTATCGTGTCGAGCGCATTGTCCTGGCGATTATCGGGGACATCATCGAGAGTGACAAGAAGCACAAGAACTCTGCCCGCGCGACTGATACGGGCACGGCTGAGCAAATCTACGACGCGCTCGAAGGTCTCTTTGAATTCGTCATTGAACCTCTTGCAAAGCTTGGTATCACTCTCGACATTATCGGGGTTACTGGCAACCACGACCACGATGATCATGGCATCAATATGTTCGAGCCAGGAAAGGCTCACCTTTCTTGGCCCCTATATAAGGGACTTGAACTCCTTAGCCGCCGAGCCGGGTACACCAACGTAAGCTGGGATATCCCTGACGGTAGCTACGCCATTGCAAGCATCTACGGACAGAACGTTCTGTACGAGCACGGTGTGGGTGTGAGCGTCTCTGAGAGTGCTATGAAGGCGCACAAGATCAAGCGCGCTGAGCAAGAGAAGACGCATATCCGCTACTTCCGTATGGGAGATAAGCACACTGTTACTAGCTTCAACGCTGGGAGCATGGTGGTAAACGGGGCGTTCTTCGGTGCTACCAAGGGTGGCCAAGAGTACAGCGGTATCGCTGGCTTTGACAGCATTCCGGCGCAATGGATGGGTTTCCACGTTCAACGTGACGATGCTCGTCTGTCGCTCTATGACACGTTCATTATTCAACTGGAGCACATAACTGCCTAGCTGCAATGACTGCAAATTTGGTAGGACACTAGCAGGTGCAGCACCGTGCATTTCGTGTATCGACCATCCGCAACGACCGAATTTCCGACTTAAAGACCCATGGGAAGGACAGATGGTGAGTGACAAATTTAAGCCCGGTAATTCGGACAATGCCAACGCTACTGTTGGCCTCCGTTTTAACGAGGGTAAGCGTCGCTTCGATCTGATCCCGCCTGATGGTCTCGCCGCCTTGGCTGACCTATTCACCATTGGCTCTCGCAAGTACGCCGAGCGCAATTGGGAGAAGGGCATGAAGTTCAGTAACGTCTTTGCCAGCCTTGAGCGGCACTACCAAGCGTGGAAAGCCGGGGAAGATCGCGATCCTGAGACCGGGCAACTGCATATCATCCACGTCGCGTGGAACGCACTTGTGCTGGCCGTGTATCAGCTTCGTGGGATTGGCGAGGATGATCGGGTCAAGGTCAAACTTCCGGACCCAGTGTGATGAACCTGCTGTTCCTGGCTCTTATGAGCTTTGTGCAGGTCTTCACGCTGGGCTTCCAAAGCCGCTGTGTTAACGCCGGGAATTATTTCCTGGCGTTTGCCTGCTCCACCTTAATCGGCTTCTCACAGGTTTACGTGTGGCATCAAGTTATGTCCGCACACTCGTTCCTCTCTGCCGCTGTTTACAGCTTAAGCGGGGCTTGCGCAATCTGCACCGCCATCTTTGTGCATAAGAAGGTCGGACATTTCGGGATGAAGAAGTGAGCTATCAACAACTTGCCAGCGTTCTTACCAACGGCGTCAATGCCCTGGTTAACGCTGGCCATAACCCAGATGAGGCCCTTCAACGGGTCATCGACGAAACGTACATGGCAGAGGACATGAAGGCTGACCTGTACGCCAGAATTACGGAAGCCTGGGGAGGTACGGGCCTTCTCTGGAATAGGACTACCCTCCTAGCCCTTATGGCAGCGGACGCACAACGATGAAGCCTGACTACGCTAAGGCTATTGACGCAACTACCCAAGAGGTTGTTGACGCCACCCTCATGTGGCCTAATCCAGCTAACTCCGCGCACGAGGCTTACGCCGTGTTGGCCGAAGAAGTTGACGAGTTGTGGGATCACGTCAAGACCAATCAAAAGCGCAGAGATGTAGGGGCGATGTATAAGGAGGCAATCCAAGTAGCCGCTATGGCTATACGCTTTGCAGCCGAGGTTGCCAACGAAGAGCGGGGTCGTCGGTGAGCAAGGATTACATCGTTCAAAAGGCGGTTGCTCCGGAGAAGGTTGTAAAGCCTAATCGTAAAAGCCTGGAGTATATGGGGGAGAACTACGAGGCTCAGACGAAGAACGACGGCTGTTGCGCTGTTATCAAGCTGAACGCGCCTAGCACCTGGGTAGAAGCCACGGTGGAAGTACGATCCCGTACTGACGAGGCATGTCTGTCCATGAGCGCTCAGGCGAATAAGTTATGGTTTGACTTCCGGGATAAGATCGAGGAACACAACGGCCTCGTTATTATCGCTGAGGCGTGGTGGCCGGGTAATAACCAATTCGCTGAGATTAGCGGGGCCTTCCGAAAGAAGTCTGAACAGCGTCCTCGCCTTAAGTTCATCGTCAATGACATTCTCACGCTAGAGGAGTTTAACCGTGGGGAAACGGATACTCCATACCACGCACGGATGGGTCGATCAGAGGGTATTCAGCCGAGCGGGAACGCATGGGAGTTTACCCAGCGCTGGGCACCAGGATCATACGGCGATCCGCGAGACCTTTGCGCAGAACTTGTTGATCGAGGCGGTTACGACGGGCTTATCCTGCGCGATCCTCAAGCCGGATGGAAGCGCGGAAGTGGTACCCACGGCGGAATTATTAAGCTCAAGCGGGAGTTAAGCTTTGACCTACGTGTGCTTCGAGTGCTCACATCAACCGGGGAAAAGACCGGAAGGGCCGTGTATACACTGGAAGTCTCTTACAAAGGTCGTGTTCTCCGAGTGGGCTCGGGACTTCCTCATGACGCTGCGAGCCTCCCAAAAGTCGGAGATATCGTAGAGGTCTGCGCAATGGACTACAGCAGCGACGGACTGCTTAGAGAGCCCCGGTATAAGGGCATCCGTTACGACAAGTTAGAACCTGACGCTTAAGGAGCCTAGTGCTTAACCAAGTCGAACTTGAACTAGAGATGTACGCTTTCGGGCGTGCAAGAGCTAATCGGATGATGACCAAGAACGAGGAGCAGGGCCGGGCCAATAACAACCCGTATGCCTCTGCTGTCTACCGTCGGTTCATCCTGCCGCTCGCGGCGGTTATTCAAGAGGACTTGGACGACAAGAAGCCGGGGCGGCGCAAGGCGTACGTCAAGTTGCTGGAGGCGCTGGACCCGGAGGCTGTCGCGTATTTGGCCGTACGTCATACCCTTAATGCTTTGATGAACCAGAGCGACGCCAACTTGCGAGGGGTTATGACGGCGGTTGGTCGGGCCTGCTATCACGAGCTATGCTTGGCCCTATTCGAGCACGAGGACCCGGCCCTATTCCACACGCTGGTAACGGACTTCGGTCGGCGTATGTCCAAGAGCGAGCGCCACCGCATGACCGTGTTCAAGATGCAGGCGCGAGAGCGCGGTATCACGGTCCCTGAGTGGGGGCCTCAAGGCGTGCAACAAGTCGGCGCGTACTTGCTAGAGCACCTCGCCCAACTGGAGATGGTGGAGATTACGCCGGTGCAGCGCTCGGCTGGACGGTCGGACCTTGTTCGCAATGGTTATGACTTCCGCCTGCATCCCGACGTGTTCCACCTTATCTCTGAACTCAAGGCCTATGCCGCCGAGAGTATGCCGTACTTCCTCCCGTGTATCGAGAAGCCCAGAGACTGGACCTCGATTAGCGATGGAGGCTTTCATACCAGGGAGATGCGTCGGCTTATGCCCTATGCGATCAGGGCCAAGGCTAACTGGAGTGACCTCGCCGAGTACGACCTAGGCAAACCGCTTGCGGCTATCAATAAGCTACAGAGCGTTGCTTGGCAGGTTAACTCCGAGATGCTTGACGCTATCCGCAACGTGGCCCGTCATTTTGACATGGACGAAATCCTGTCTCAGGCCGAGTTTCCCGCGCCTCCAGCGCCAGAGTGGCTTGCTCCGGATATGACTTCGGAGAACATGACCGAAGTACAGAAGACGGAGTTTAAGCATTGGAAAAGACAGAAGGCAGACTGGTTCACGCAAATGAAGTTGCGGGGCACCAAGTATGGGAGGTTCTATACAGCGACCTCCATAGCGGACAAATTCCGGAATTTCCCGAACCTGTACTTCGTGTACTTCGCGGACTTCAGGGGACGCCTTTACGCTCAGACTACCGGCATTTCTCCGCAGGGTTCCGACTTGCAGAAAGCGTTGATCCGATTTGCAAATGGGAAGCCTATCACGACAAAGAACGCAGAGCGCTGGTTCTACGTACATGGTGCGAATAAGTGGGGCTACGACAAGGAAAGCCTGGATGACCGGGTTAAGTGGGTAAAGGACAGGCATGACCTCCTCATCGGATTTGCAGAAGACCCCATCGGAAACAGGGATTGGCGCGACGCTGATTGTCCCCTACAGTTCCTTGCGTGGTGTTTCGAGTATCGACGATACCATAGTGATCCGGATTTTAAATCGCACATTCCAATCGGCATGGACGGTTCTTGTAACGGATTGCAAAACTTCTCCGCAATGCTTAGAGATGAAGTCGGGGGACGCGCAACTAATCTGGTCCCTGGGGCTAAGCCTTCAGACATCTACCAAATGGTTGCGGACGTTACTACATCACGACTTCAAGCTGTCGAGGAGGACGAAGGAAATTACCGTAATCGATGGCTGTCTCACGGCATATCGCGTAGCCTTGTAAAGCGTTCTGTCATGACCCTCCCCTATGGTTCTACGCGCTTCTCTTGCGCGGACTTTATCGTGGGGGACTACATGAAGCTGGGAAAGGCTGAAGAGTTTGCCAAAGAGGAATACCGCCATAGTGCGCAGTACCTCAGTCACTATGTCTGGGATAGCATTGGGGATGTGGTCGTTAAAGCCCGAGAGGCAATGTCCTGGCTACAAGCTTCCGCCCGCTCTATCATCCGTGACGGAGCCGAAGAGATTGTCTGGGTTACGCCTACGGGCTTCCCGGTAATCCAGCTTTATTGGGAACAAGAGAGCCATCGTATCCGCACTAACCTGTGTGGTAATGCTTTCCTCCGGGTAAACGTCGAGCAAGAGACGGCGGACATTAATCGCCACAAGAACGGGATTGCTCCGAACTTTGTCCATAGCTATGACGCTTCGCACCTAACGGTTGTCACGGTCGATAGTCCAGAGGATATGGACCTTGCGATGATCCACGATGACTACGGTACGCACGCGGCTGACGCCCAGGCACTCTACGACCTGATCCGGGTTAGCTTCGTGAACCTGTATGCGGACTTCGATCCTCTCAAGGATTTTCAAGAGCGGTACCAGCTTAAGACTGACCCGCCTGCCAAGGGTACCCTTGATCTGAATTGCGTGCTGGAGAGCCCTTACTTCTTCTCGTGAGAAGTAGGGGCCTCTAGTTTTGATACCGTATAACTCGGAGAAACATGAGCACATCAAAAGCACCCTACGTACCGCACGGTCGTATTATCCCCCAGGATTACGACAAGCTGGAAACCAAGGTTAAGGCCGCTTTCAACGTCGTCCCTAAGTCGGACATTGAGGCGGGTATGATGCTTGGAGTTCAGCATGTGCTGGACCAACTGAGGAAAGATTTTGTCGTCGGCTCGTAAACTGCGAGACAGTGATTACTGGCTCATTAAGCAGGTAGTTGACGACCGGAGGGAATACCTCCAAAGAAGTAACCGCAAGCCCTGGTTCAAGTACCTTGACACCGATGCTTGTATGCGCTTCATCTACTCTTGCGAGAACGCTTACGTCGTGAATGATGCTTACCTTGTTTGTTACGAGGTAATCAATCCAGCGTACGCGCAAGAGCATATCCTGTTTGTCGAGGAAGTTATGGTTCTACGCCTTGTGCCTGGAAGTTCCTTCGACGCCGTAACGGACTTCTTTGAAGAAGTTCGGGAGCGGGTCGGGGCTGTAGGGATATTCGCGGGAACGGCGCTTGCGAAGTCTGACAGAGCCCTGGCCCGCCTCTATGCCAAAGATGGCTATGTTACGGGAAATCTCCTGCTAATCAAGGAAGGGCCTAATGGGCACGGGCAGTAAGAAACAAGCCAATGCTACCCTAACTGCCGCCAATCTGACGGCAGAGAACGACATGAAGATCGCGCAGATGAACCAAGAGGCAGCGGATAAACAAGCCGCTGCTATCAAGTATGCCGCCGATCAACAAGCGATTGCTGCTGCGCAACAGGCTGAACAGATTAGACAACAATCTGAAGCCCAAGTTGCAGCAGCTAACGCACAGACGCAAGCAGCTAAGGACGCACAGGCCGCACAGGCCGAGCAGTTTAATAAGCAACTTGAATACCAGCAGATATCTGCTGGTAAACAGGAAGCACAGTATAAAGAGCAGATGGCGTTCCAAAAGGAGCAAGCTGCCGCTGCCGCCGCTCAGGCTGCACAAGCTGCACAGGCGGCTAGGGAACAGGCGCGGGGTAGTCAGCTTCAACAAGAAGCGCAGATTGCACAGAAGGTAGCAGGCGATAAGGCCGCTGAAATTCTGGCAGAGAAGCCGCAAAGCGTTGAAGTTACTCTGGCCTCGGATAATCCTGATCCTTCAGAGATTGACCCGGTTACCGGCCGTAGGCGTAATCCTCGTGCTGCTTTCCAATATAACGGCGCTGGCCTGCAACTGTAATGCAAGGTAGTAGCGCCCAGGGGCGCTGGAGCCAACTAGAGAATACTTCGCGACCGTTTAAGCGTCGATGCGAGACGTACGCGAACCACACTATTCCTAAGCTCTGTCCTCCTAATAACTATGACCAGCAGACTGACGAGCTATCTCACGACTTCCAAGCCGTGGGCGCACAAGCCGTCAATCATCTGGCCAACAAGATTATGCTGGCGCTCTTTGCGCCTAGTAGACCGTTCTTCCGCCTTGACGCGGACCTCGCCCTTAAAAACGAATTGCTCTCCGTGGGCTTCGATGAACAGAAGCTTCAAGAGCTACTGGCCAAGGGTGAGAAGGAAGCTATCAAAGAGCTTGACCGTATGGCCTTAAGGCCTAAGCTCTATGAAGCTATCAAGCATCTGATCGTAACGGGTAATGTCCTGATCTACACTGACGATGACGGCACCTTCCGGGTAATCGGGATTAAGCACTACGTTGTTCGGCGCTCTATGAGTGGCCGACTGCTTGAACTAATCCACAAGGACGAACTCATGTTTGATGAGCTTGATCCGGATGTACAAGCTACAGCGGCTAGGTGGGGTGGATATAAAGGTGATATGCAGGACCGTAAGGTCTGTCTGTATCGCTGGGTCCGACGCCTTCCAAGCGGCCTGTACGAGATGACGCAATGGCTCGACCAGTACCAACTCCCCAAGGAGTACACGGCTATCTGGGAAGAGGAAACGATGAAGTACCGCGTTCTTACGTGGGACCTCTCGGACGATGCGCATTACGGTACAGGCCTAGTCGAGGACTACAAGGGAGATTTTGCAGGTCTCTCGCTTATGTCCCGTTCCCAAATTCAAGGTGCTGTACTGGCTTCGGAGTTCCGATGGTTGGTTAATCCCGGTGGCGCTACGCGTCCCGAGGACTTTGAAGAGAGCGAGAACGGGGCAGCTATTCCCGGTAATAAGGATGATGTCAGCATTGTTCAAAGTGGCAAGTCTGGTGACCTCCAGATTGTCATGAACGTTGCCGCTGAGTACATCCAGCGTATTGGACGTGGCTTCCTCCTGGGGAGCGCTATGACCAGAGACGCTGAGCGTGTCACCGCTGAAGAAATCAGGATGCAAGCCGCTGAGCTTGAGACCAGCCTTGGCGGGGCCTACTCGCGCCTTGCTGTAGACTTCCAACTGCCTATGGCCTACTGGCTCATTCGACGGATTGGTTTGGCGCTACCTTCGGGAAGCCCCATTAAGCCAAGCATCGTTACGGGTATGGAAGCCCTTTCTCGCAACGGCGACCTCGAAGACCTGAAGATGCTGCTAGCGGACTTCGCTGCTATTGCCAGCCTCCCGCCCGCGCTTCAAGCGGAACTAGATATGCGCAAGCTGTTTAACATGCTGAGTACTCCTCGGCGCATTAACGCCTCTGACATCCTTAAGACGGCTGAACAGAAGCAGCAAGAACAGCAAGCGTTCCAACAGCAACAAGCGGAGCAAGAAGCTACATCGCAGAGCATTAAGACTGCGGGTACTATCTCCGAGAACCAAGCAAAGGCTAACCAAGTTCAATGACGGATACGCCGAACGTCGTAGACACTACTAACGTAACCCCCAGCGTTGACGCTGCTGCTATTGCGGCGGCTGTTGCTGCGGAGTTGAAGAATACCGCCCCGGTTGTTCCGGTAAGTACTGCCGCTCCTGCGGCTGTTGCTCCGGCCACTGAGACGGCCCCGGTTGAGATTGGCAAGGTCGAGCCGTTTAAGTTCGCCCCTACCAATGACGTCGGTCTGGATATTGCTCTGGAGTATGTCGCAGGCTATGGCCTTAACGACACGCACCCGGCAATCGTTGCGGCGTCTCAAGGGGACTTCACGCAGCTTGAAACCTATTTGGAAGCCGTCAAAGCGCCGGGTTTCAAGAAGTACGTTGACCTAGCTAAAGAGGCTGTCAACCGCCAGAAGACTACGGCTGAGACCCACGTCACTAAGACGAATGAGGCTATCTTTGCCGTGTTTGATGGTCAGGATAACTGGAACAAGGTTTCGGCCTGGGCCAGGGAGAACGCAACTCCGGAAGAACTGGAGGAGCTTAACGCGATGCTCCGCTCTGGTCCTATGCAGGCTAAAGCCGCGTCCATGATGATCCTTCAGGCCTACACCGCTAAGGTTGGAGGTCTGACCAAAGAGGCCAAGAACCCTACTGCGCAAGCCGGTACCAACGGTGGTCCGCAAGGTGAAGGCCCCAAGCCTGTCCAGAACCGGCGCTCGCTGGTCTCTGAGATTGAAGGCCTGCGTCGTAAGTATGGCGACAACTTTACCAATACCCACGAGTATCAAGCGCTGCACGCGCAATTTGAAAACCGCTAAGGAGTAGCGTATGCCCCTGTTTGACGACGCTGGTAATATCCCCACGTCCACGATGACCCGTCCGGGTCAAACTGTTGGCTCGACCAACATCATGTCTCAAGCGATTGCCGAGTACGGCGGTCACGTTGAGCATACCATCGAACGCAAGTCGGTGATGCAACCGTTCATCCCGGTGCGCACTGTCCGTGGTACTAACCAAGTTCAGAACTTCGCCGTTGGCGCTAGCACGATGAACAAGGTTACTCCGGGTGAAGCCCCGGCGTCGAGCAAGACGGAAGTTGGTAAGGCAAACCTGACCATCGACACCGTTGTGTACGCTCGCGATACCCTGCCGCTGCTGGAAGTCTTCCAGACCTCATATGACATGCGGAAGGAAATCGGTATTGAACATGGCCGCACCGTGGCTAAGTTCTACGACCAAGCGTTCTTCATCCAAGCCGCTAAGGCTGCGCTGGCTACCGAGAGCAAGTACTCGAATGGTCAGGGTACCAACAAGCCTGCCGGTCACTCGGGTGGTAACATTGTCACGATGGCTAACGCTGCTGACATTAACGACCCGGCCAAGATTTATCAGGCTCTTAAGGACCTGCGCGTCAAGTTCCGCTTGAAGGACATTGACCCGGCCGAAGAAGACATGATCATTGCTCTGGACCCGACCACGTACGAGTACCTGGAAGAGGCCGACCAGATCATCAACCGAGACTACAAGACCTCGGATGGCTCGACCTTCACTAACATCCCGCACCTTCGCGCTGTCGGTGTCCCGGTTCTGTATTCGAATAACCTTCCGAACACCAACATCACGGGTCACCTCCTGTCCAACACGGACAACAGTAACGCGTATGACGGTAACTTCACCAAGCTGAAGGCCCTTATGTTCTCGCCCAAGGCCCTGCTGGCTGGTGTCACCATCCCGCTGGAACATGACGTGTTCTACGACAAGATTTACAAGTCGTGGTTCGTTGACAGCCATACCGCCTTCGGCGTTACCGGCAACCGTCACGAGTACGCTGGCGCGATCTACATCCCGTAACCTGAACCAAGCCCAGCCTCTTCGGAGGCTGGGTTTCTTTCCATTTCATAGGAGCCAGCATGGCATATCTCAGTGAGCTTGATGTCATTAACGACATGCTCGCGACACTCGGGGAAAGCCCGCTAAACGACCTATCCGAAGACCATCCTCTGGTTGCCGCCGGTCGTCGCACCTTGCGCGTTGTCAGTACGCGTGAGCAGGCCAAGAAGTGGTGGTTCAACACGGAGCTACTAACCCTTACCCCTGACCCGGATAAGAACATTTACGTTCCTGGGGATACCATCTCGGTTGATACCAAGGACAGCCGTGATTACGCTCAGCGTGGTCGTCGTCTGTATAATCTGACTACTGGCTCATACCAGTTTAATTCCAAGGTATCTATCCGGCTTGTACGGGAAATCCCGTTTGAGGACTTGCCGGTCAGTGCAGCGGACTATATCGCTACAGCGGCTATCTTGTCGTTCTGTAGCAGCTATGACGCTGACCAAGCTAAGGTGCGTCAGCTTAAGGAAGACAGGTCTATCGCCTGGGCCACCCTGAATGCTGAGCATATTCGATACAAGAAGACCAACCTTCTGAACCGTCAGAGCACCGCTAACAAGCTTAACTCGCTTGTCTTTAACGTGCCTGGAGCGGCTTCAGACATCTTTGGCTAGGAGATATAATGGCTAAGGTTTCCGGTTCTTACGAGAGCGTCGTAAGAGGCGTCTCGGAGCAAGTTCCGCAAGACCGCCGTCCCGGCCAGCACAAAGCACAGATGAACATGATCTCTGATCCTGTGCGCGGGCTTGCCCGTAGGCACGGTTCTGTCATGATGCAAGAGAAGGTTCTTGCTGCTGCTGACGATACCAAGTGGGCTGCATGGCTTGCTGATACGTCACAGCACAAGAGCTTTCCCTTCTTCATCGGTGGTGTAGAGTACGATCTGCTATACCGTACCCAGGCTTGGGCTGGTGGCGCAGTAAGCTCTGATACTACGTTCCTTATGGCTTTCAATAAGGACAGCAAACAATTTCTTCCGGTTGTCGCGCACTCGGATACTGCCACCCTAAAGAGCGGTGGGGTAAGTGCGATTGTCAATGTCGGAAAGTACATCTTCCTTGCGGGGAACACCATTGTGCCAACGTTCGTCGGTACGGATAGGTGGAACTCTACAGCCAACCTTCAGAAGCTGGCTGTATGGGTGCGCGGTGGGAACTACTCCCGCACGTACAAGGTAACCCTGCTTAAGACGGATAACACCAAGGTTACCGTCAGCTACAAAACTAAGTCGTCTACCTACCCTAACCTACTAGACACCTCGGACATTCCTGCTTCTGCTAGCGATTACCAGAAGCAAGTCAACGATCGGGTCAACGCCTATAACGGGCAAGTGACCAAGTGGATCGGGGATGCCGTTGAGGACATCACTCCTGCTAACATCGCTACCAAGTTAGCTGCTGCCTTGACTACCGCCGGTATTACTGGCTGTACAACGGTAGGGGCAACTCTGTGTATCGACAATGCTAGTATTGTGGAGTGCTCGGTAGAAGACGGCGGGGATGGTACCTTACTCTACGGCGTTGGTAAAGACGTCGTCAACGTTGACAAGGTTAGCGCAACTCACTGGCCGGGTAAGATTGTGCGGGTACGCCCAAAGAAGAATAACGGGAAGGATAGCCTCTATCTGGAGGCGCTTGCTAAAGACGGTTCTACCGGTGCCTTTACGGAGGTAACTTGGCGAGAGTGCGCTGGCTACACCATGCAGCCTGTTGCTCCCTTCTGCATTGCTACGGTGAAGAGCGGTACACTATATGTGGCTGCTACGCCTGCAACGCTGACTTCTTTGACCGGAGATGCGGCACCTACGTTTAAGGTGAACGAGGTTGGAGACGACATTACGTCCCCTCTTCCGTATTTCATCAACAAGAAGATTGATTACCTCGGCCTGTTCCAAGACCGTTTGGTCATAGGCTCCGGGGCTGTGCTCCTGTTCTCTAGGCCTGGGGATTACTTTAATTGGTTCCGTTCGTCTGTGCTTACAAAACAGGATGACGACCCGATTGAGATTTACGCCCTCGGTGCCGAAGACGATATCATTAAGTACAGCACCACATACGACCGGAATATGTTCCTGTTTGGTAAGCGTAAGCAGTATAGCGTTAACGGGCGTCAGCCTCTTACGCCTAGCTCTGCCAACATCGTGGTCAGCGCCTCTCACGAGGACGCCACGGACGCTGCCCCTCAGAACTCTGGTAACTTCGTGTTCTACTGCAAGACGCGTAATGGGCTTACCTCTGTACACCAAGTGCAGCAGGGTCAGCTTGCCGATACCCCGGAAAGCTTCAACATCTCTCAGCAACTCGACAGCTACATCAAAGGTAAGCCTGTTGAGATTGTAGCTACCACGGCACCCAACACGGTGTTTGTGCGTACTACTGCTGAGCGCAACGTTCTCTATACCTACGCGTACCTAGATACGCCTGCCGGTAATGAGCGCCTGTTTGACAGCTGGAGCAAGTGGGGCTGGCACGCCGGGCTTGGGTCCATTGTTGGTATGAGCCGATACGACGGTGATCTCTACGTGTACATGCTGCGTCGAGGCCTGGATGACGATGGAGTTGACCGTGTCTGGCTTGCCGCTGAACGCTTTGTACTAGACACGGGCCTTAGTCCTATGCCTTACGCGGACAGCCTGCGTCCTATCACGTCTGCGCTCACTCCTGGGCCTAATACCTTCCTCCACGTGGGGCAAGCTATTATCTCAGATACATGGGTAGCCTTCCCCAAAACCTCTGCAAAGCCCTTCATTGGTGTGCCGTGGAGCAAGCTTTCAGAGTTCCAAGAACAATACCCAGCTTATGCCGAGGCGTACGTTGGTGTTGACTACTCGGAGGATACATTCGTCACGCCAACCAACCCGTACATGCGGGATAAGAATGGCAGGGCTATTGTTAACGGCAGGCTCACTCTAGGCCGCCTTAATATCGGCGTTGCTGATACGGGTGGTCTTGTAGTAACACTATCTCGACAGGACCAGACCAGCGTAAGCACGAACTTTAACGGGCGCTTGCTGGGCCGGGCTTCTGACCTAGTTGGTAGTCAGCCGATCGTAACTACCTCCGTTCCAGCAGTTGTTGGTAGGGAGGTTAGAGAGGTCGAGTATACCATCGCTGCTAAATCCTTCCTTCCACTGACCATTACCGCTATCGAGTGGACCGGTCAATACTTCAATAACGTTCCGAGGGTGTAATGGGATCGGTAATTAACGCTGGTGCTATCCACCGTGTCGCGCAAGCTAATATTGACGCGGCTAGGATCAAGCAGAAGGCCAGCAACGACAGAGCTATCAGCGATGCGGCTGCGAACATCAAAGTTCAGGACGCTAACAACGCTGCTTCTGAGGTTATCACCAACGCGCAGAAGACTATTCAAACCGCTAGTAATCTAGCGTCTACGAATATCGCTAACGCGACGAAGGTATTGCGCGACACGAACAATGCCGGGGCTAAGGCCCTGGCTGGATACCAGACTACTCTACAAGAGCAATCAAACCGCTACTCCCTGAAGCTTGCTGATACGCAACTTGAGGTCCAGCGCTCCTACAATGAGGGGATGCGTGAGGTAGCGGATGCTCAACGTAGTCTTCGTGACGCGCGGAATGAGGCCGCAGGTGCTAGGAGTTCCCTGGCCCTGTGGTCTCATTCCCTTGGCAATCAGCGTAAGCTGGAGGTAGCGGGCGACAAGGTCAACTCCCTTACGGAGAACATCCTGCGTCAAGCTGACGACGCTAGCTTTGGGCGCATCAAGGATCGCGTAAGGACCGCTGAGCTTCTCGGGGCTTCTACGGCAATGGCCGCGTGGGCTGGTGTCGGTGGGTCCACCATCGAACAGTTCAACAGCGCTATGGAACTTGGTGACGCTCTGTCACAAGAGCGCGCTGATCGCGCCGTTGAGACCATGAAGTATCAGGGTGCTCAGCAGAAGGGTGCGACGATTAAAGACACGATCGCCTCACTCGGGTACGAGACGTTTAACGCTGAGCTTGATTACAATCAGTATCTCGCCCCTCAAGACTTCACCGCGATTATTCCGGAGCAGTCGTTTAACGTCTATAATCCGAACATCGACTATAATACGTACGATCCGAACCTTGACTACACGGCTTACGTCGCGAACAAGGACTTCACCGTGTATGCTCCTAACCTGGACTTCACGCAGTACGTTGATCACAAGAAGATGTCGTTTGCTCAGCGCTGGCTCACTATGGGCGCGGCTACCGCTGCTACAGCGTTTGCTGGTCCACAGGCCGGTATGGCTGTTCTGAGTGCATCTGATGCTATTCAGTCTGCGCGTAACGGGGACTACGCTGCGTCTAACCAAGCGTGGAGTTCTACTATCAAATCCGCCTTTGGGGCTGGCAAGCAGTATAACGCTGTTGGCGGCTCCTTCTATAACAATGCTGGAGCGTATCTGAAACTGTAATGGCTACACAGATCATTGATCCCAGACAAGGGATTAACCTGTCGCAAGCCCAGGGTACGGGAGGGGTTCAACGAGCAACCCCTCTCACGCTCCCTCAAGGTTATGACGACACCATCCCGTCCTTCATTCGACAAGCGGCTGAACCGTTTATCAAGAAGGCGCAGGAAGCACAATTCTTCAAAGGGTATATGGAGCAACAGGCGCACGGCGCTGAGCTTGATATCCTGAACGATCCTAAGAACCCGATTGCTAAAATCTGGAACTCGGATTACGAACAAGGCGCGGCCCTGAGCATCGCGCAGACTAAGGTCAATGGCCTAGTTCAAGGCTGGCTTACCGACGACGAGTTGCACAAGCTTACTCCCGGTGAGGCTAGTAAGAAGCTGGCTGAAGATAGCCAGACTATCATGACTGGCAATCCCCTTGTTGACACCATCATGCAGAAGGACCTACTCCAGAAGTTTGGTCAAGTCGGGGATGTGGTTCAACGTAAGCGAGTTGCTTGGCAGGTACAGAACGCTAGTAACACGTATGTCGCTAAGGCTAAGTCTGACGCCGATCTCTACCAGCAGAACATGGTTGGCTACTACGGCCTGACCAATCCTACTGAAGAGCAAACGCAAGGCATGGTCTTGGCGTCTCAGACGGCTGCACAAGGCCGGGCTAAGTTAGTTGGACAGACTGACCAGTCTTACCTTGGTGACAACGTTGTGGCTTATCAGCAAGCCATGCAAGACGGGAACTTTTACTACGTTGAGATGATGCGTGGTAATGGGTTCTTCGACTTCATTGACGCTGACCAGAAGAAGACGCTAGAGGATCAGTACGTCCGCTACTCGCATAATGCGTTGGATAGTGCTGCTCTACAGCTTGCTCCTGAAATCGCTGCGCTACACGCGGATATCCAACTCAAGAAGGTTTCTGCCTCTGAGGTCCAAGCTAGGTACTTTGAGCTTAATGCCAAGGCCTCCAAGCTTACGGGTGTCCGTGGTGTCCCGCTGTTTGATAGTAAGGCGATTACGTCTGGTATGAACGACGTTGTTGACATCATGGTTGCGGACGCTAAGCGTTCGGAAGAGCGAGCCTATCAAGCCCGTATCCGTGAGGAGGACCGCCAACAGCGCTTGCGTGATACGGAGGAAGCTGCTGCTAAGGATACCCGCGCCGCTGCCACGGCTGCCTCTCTTGGTACTATGGGGCGCTATCTCCTGTCAGGTGGCAAGGAGAGTACTGCTTCACAAGTCATGGCTGTTGCCTGGGGTAATGGCGCTATGGACGTTCTGGCCAAGAATTTCTCCGACCAAAACGGAGGATACGTAAGTCCTGAGGTTAAGCGTCTGGCGCAGGCCAACGTAGCCACTCAGATCGGTGACGACTATAGCAAGGGCTTTGAGGCTATCTACGGAAAGTGGAAGTCTCTATCCCAAGTTAATGAGGGCGCTGCTGCTGAATACTTCGGCACGTATCACTTCCAGATGCAGGCGTTTGACGCGGCTATCCGTGACCCTAACAGTAGCCGGGATATCGCCTTCAAGCGTATCTTCGGTCAAGGCTCTGACGTGATGTTCTCTCAGTACAGCGTAAAGCCGTCTGAGCGTCGCGAGGCTGAGAAGGTCATTACCAAGGCTGTAGATAAGTTCGTTGACAATGGCTTCCTTAAGAAGGACGTCAATGACAGCGGCAAGGCTGCAATTGCCTCGGCGGTCTCAAGTAATCTTGCTATGATGGGACGCTACTCCCAGCTTCCGCAAGAAATCCAAGTACAGCAAGCGTACCAACAAGCTAGGGCCAACGGCACGCTAGAGCAGTATGGGGAGTACGCCTGGACCCAGGGAGTTGGTACTAAGCCGATTACCCAGGTAACCAACATGCTGCCCGAAGAGGTTGGCGATGCTCTGGAGCGCGTGATCACCACTAAGGCTAAGGCCGGTGGTTTTACCGGCAAGGAAGCTATCGAGTTCTTCCGTAATGAGGACGCGGGCAATAAGGCTTCGTTCACTGTGCGCCTGAGTAATAAGGATGGAAAGGCCCGCCTGTTCCATATGACTTCCGATGAGCTAATGAAGGCTCACGAGGATGTCGTTGGAAAGGAGCTTACTCGCAACGCGGCCTTTAGGCGTGCTGTGCGCGGTAACGGCAAGACCTTCCGTGGTGCTATGGAAGACAGCCTGGATCGATCGAAGGGCAATCCTGCGCCTACCAAGCCCATGACTATAGACGACATTGTAAACCGGGTTACCCTTCCCAAGGGTTAAACTAAGGCGGGTTCCGGCCCGCCACTTTCTTTGGAGAAGACATGGACATCAACGATCTTAGGGGCAAGTCCCGCGCAGATCAGTTTGCTGCTGCCGCTGAGTTCGCAGGCGTAAGCCCTGCTGTGTTTGACGGTATGTGGAAGACTGAGAGTTCGCGTGGTGTTAACATGCGCTCCCCTGCTGGTGCTAAAGGCCACTTCGGCATTATGGACGCTACCCGCTCAACGTGGGAAAAGCGCGTTGGCACTAAGCTAAACCCAGACGATTTTACGGATGGTCTTTACCTTGCTGCGTTGACGCTCAAGGAGAACATGAAGTCCTCCGGTGGTAATATTGTCGATGCTCTCCGTATGTACAATGGAGGCACCGACCGACGGCGCTGGAACAATCCTGAGACGCAGGCCTATGCCAAGAAGGTAATGGGCGATGCGAAAGCTAACGTGGCGCAGGAGCCAGACGGCCTAACGGTGGCTGACTTGTCCAAGCTTGATAGCAAGGACATTCTTAACATGCGTCCCGGAGAGCCTCTTCGTAGAGAGCCGCGTGGACCACAAGAGAAGAAGCCTACGCACGAACAGCTTACCGCTGGGATGCTTGGTATTTCGGCGTTTGACGCTAAGCCTAACGATACGTCTTCGGCTGACAACATCCAGACCATTAATAAAGGTCAGGTGGACGAGCAGGCTAAGAAAGACAGTTATACGGCTGACGATAAGATGCGGGCTGCGTTCAACGACGTATCCTTAACGGCTGCTGCCTACCGCGCTATCTCCCGCTCGCACACTGAGGAAGAGCCTGGGTTCTCTAGCTGGTATCTCCAGAACATGGGAGAGATCGAGAAGTTCGCTCAGAACAGTGATGAGGCTAAGTGGTTGCGTCGTGCTGGTAGTCAAGCTGAGCTTAAGCAAATCCAGCAGGAGATTACGGACCAACGTCAGCGCCGCTCGGCGTATATGTCTGGCGGCTCTGGTGAGACCATGATGTGGAGCCTCGCTGGTGGCGTTCTGGACCCCCTGGGCTGGGCCGCTGGTTTCGGGGTAGGCAAGGTTGCTCAGGTCGCTGGAGTGGGCTCTAGGGCGCTCATGACGGCTGGAAAGACGGGTTCTGCCCTGGCCTCTATGACGGCTGAGAATGTAGTTGGTAACCTCCTGACCACGTCCACGCTAGACGCCTTGGGGCAGTACCAGAGCACTACGGACTATCAAATGGCTATCGGCTCAGGCCTTGCCATCTCCGGTATCACTACTCCGTTCATGCTCCTTGGTAAGGCTGACCATGCCGTTGTGGCCGCTGGTGAAGCCATGCGGGAGCGTGGGGCCAGGGATACCGCTGATCTTGCTATGCAGGCTCAGGCCAATCACCCGAATGGTACTCCTGAACAGATTGCCGCCGAAATGGCGCGTCTGGATGGGGCCGCCAGGATGAATGACCTTAATAGCAGTCTTGCTCCTGTGCCTGATAGTCGTAGGCTTCTTCCTCGCGATACATCCTCTCTCCTAACTATGGAGAAGGGACCTGATGGTGTAGAGAAGCAGGTTATGACCCCGGCTATGATCGAGGTAGCTAAGACACATGATCTTCGGGCTGTGTCTGATCCTGTCATGCGTACGCAGGTTGCTGAGGTGATCGCTAAGTCAGACGCCATCATGGCTGAGACGCCTGTGAACCAGAAGGCTGTCAATACGCTGATGTCTAAGGCTACCTTCGGAGGTGACCGTGGGCTTGAGAGCACCAACACGACGCTGCTTGGGTCCAAGTCCAAAGTCCTGCAAGCGTTTGGCGTACTCAGCACTGAGAGCCCAACCGGAGCTACGGCCCGTGGGCGTAATGCTGCAATTCAGAAGTTCACGCGTGAGCGCCTATATATGGGGCACATGCAGGGCTACGAAGACATGTACCACCTGTTCCGAAAGGATAAAGGTGTGAGCGTTGTTGACGACTTCCATAATGGTACGGCACGCCGAGAGTTTAACAAGCGGGTGTTCCTTGAGATTAGCGCTCGTAAACTCGGACGCGCCAGCACGGAGAATAACCCTGCTGTCCTCCGGGTGGTTGACGACTTCAACCGTGGTATGGTGATGATGCGAGATGACCAGCAAGCTGCTGACGTTATCGGCTCAAGCCGCCTGCACGGTGAATGGTATGTTCCGCACCGCATGGATGGAGCTAAGGTCCGGTCCCTCACCTCTGAGCAAACCGCTGCTGTCCGCAACGCCCTTAAAGAACAGTTCATGGACATTGACCTGAACGGGATTAAGGACAAGGATGGTAAGGTCCGTCAGTGGGACGAGAAGTTCGCAGAAGAAACGGCCTCTCGTTATCTGGAGACCGCCCTAGGCAAGACCTACAAGACGGTACCGGTGCCTATGAACATCTACGATGTGCAGGCCGCTGGTATCTTCAAGGACGTTATGCACAGCCTTGGTATCCAAGGTATGGAACTCCAAGAGCTTATGGGTAGGTACTCCCGTGGTGGTAAGGCGCATACCAAGTCCCGCCTGGGTCTAGATATGTTCACTCCTATTCCCGATGCTGACGGTGTTCAGCGCGGAGGTACCCTGGCTGACTTGTTCATTACGGACATCCCATCCCTGTATCGGCAGTACGCGGCTGGTGTCTCTGGAGAAGTGGCGCTTGCTGCACACGGGGTTCCCGGTAAGCAGGGCCTAGAGGTTATCCGTCGAGCCGCTGTTCTTCAAGGAGCCACGACCGGTGAAATCCAAGCGTTCGATCAGGTCGCGTCTGAGTTCCTTAACACGGACTTTGGCACTAACAATCACCGCATACTGGATAACGCCCGTACCCTTAACTCCCTGGTTAACCTGGGTGGTGCTGGCTTTAACCAGATGGGCGAATACGCTAACGCTATTAACATGCTTGGCGTACAGCGCACGTTCTCCGCTATCGGTGCTCTTCCTCGTATGCTCAAGGAGGTTGGACAAATCCGATCTACTGGCCATGCAAAGAACGAGATTATCGGTAGCTTGGAAAAGCACGTTGGACATTTCGGCCTAGACGACTACCATTTCTCCCGCCTGTTTGATGTACCAGATCAGGACATTAAGCTTTACGGGGAGGAGAATGTCGGGGCAGTAACTAAGGCTATCCGCGCTGGCGCTTACGCTCAGAACATCCTGTCCTTTAACCGTGCTCTGTCAGCAGCGCAAACTCGTGGCATGGCTGAACAGATCACGCTCAAGGCTGCGGTCTTTATCCGAGAGGGAAAAGACGACGTTGCTCTGCGTGACATGGGCATCAGCAAGAAACTTCAAGCCAAGATTAAAGCGGACCTTGGTAACATCGCTGAGTTCGACGGCAAGGGTAACCTAACCAAGTTCAACTTTGATAACACCAAGCTAGCCTATGAGGATCAAGCTGAGTTCGCTGAGGCGGTACTCCGTGGTAGTCACCAGATCATCCAGCACACGTTCATCGGTGAGACCGGTAAGTGGGCGCATGATGGCTTGCTCAAGCTTCTGTTCCAGTTCAGGACCTACAGCCTTACGGCCGTGGAGAAGCAGTATAAGCGTAACGTGGTAGCCTATGGGAACCTACGCGCCTTTGCTGCTATGATGGGTTCCCTGTCCTTTGCACTTCCAATTCACATGACCCGCGTACACGTCAAGACCCTTGGCATGTCTCGTAGCGATCGTGAAGAGTACATCAAGCGTAACCTGTCTCTACCCGCTATGGCGCAGGCCCTGCCTAAGTACGCGTCCAATATGGGGCTTGCTCCGGACCTGTACGACGTTGGTGTCGGCTTCGCTGGTGGATATCTGGGTGACGGCTCTGGCTCGTTCTCTGACGTTATGGGTGTGCGTAAGCAAGGCCAAGACAAACTCTTCGGTTCCAACATTGCGCCCTCTATCAGCACTCTTGATAACGCCTGGAGTGCTGCTCACGGCAACGCGCACGCGGCGGCTCAGGTCGCCCCTGGCTCTCGTCTGCCGTTTGTTCTACCCCTAATCAACGCCCTCAAGGGCGACGATGAATAGACTAGGCCGCCCTTCGGGACGGTCTTAGTTTCGATACCGTATAACACGAACTGTCAACATCGGAGCTACTTAATGTCTTCTGATCCGATCCTGGACAGCGGTGTATCCTATTCGATCAATACCTTTCCTGGTGACGGATCGACGACTAGCTTTAACATCAACTTCTCTGGTGGTTATATCCAACAGAGCCATGTTAAAGGCTACATCGATAACATGGATGATACCCGGACTGACGTTATTGTAACGTTTACCGGGCCTAGCACCGTTAGCACCAGCGCTCCCGCTCCTGTGGGAAAGAATATGGTCATCTGGCGTGACACGCCTAAGAGTTCGCCTATGGTGGACTTTACTGATGGCTCTATTGTGAATGAAGCCAACCTCGATAAGATTGCACGGCAAGCAGTGTTCGTGTCCGCTGAAATGGTGGACCGCTTTGCTACAGTAGCTGACCTCGGGGATGACGCCATCACTATTGCGAATTTGGCTACAGCGAAAGCTGAGGAGGCTATCACCAAGGCTAACGCCCTTACTGGTGGCGACTTCAGTCAGTTCGTACTCCTTTCAAATCTGACGTGGAATAACGTTAGTGGCAAGCCCACAACGTTTGCGCCTAGCGCCCACACCCACGCTCAGTCTGAGATCACCGGTCTGGCTACGGCGCTCACTACGCTTCAGACCAACATCAACGCGAAGTTTGCCGATGGCGATAGCCTGAAGGTAGACCGCCAAGCCATTGTGACCCCGGCGATTACTGCTGGTGTGCTTACCCTCGACCTCTCCCAAGGCTCTGTCTTTGAGGTAGACTGGAACGCTAACATCACGTCGATCGTCGTATCTAACTGCCCGTCTGGGTCTGTAAGCTGGACTGTGATCCTTAAGGGAAATGGGACTTCCTATACCCTGACTTGGAACACCGGCATCTTTAAGCCCGCCTCTGGCACCTACCCTACGCTTGTTAGTGGTTCTGGTTCTTGGAACTTCCTTACCATGATGACTACTAATGCCGCAGCGCGGGTTAACCTGTTCTACGCAGGCGCGACCTAATGACGGTCTCACGCAGGCTCCGAATTGGCGGCAAGCGTTGGACCTCTTTCGACACCGCGTATGACACTGTCTTTCCTACGTCGCAGCCCACTACGCGGAACACCACAAAGAACACGGATAAGGTCACTACCTTTTACACGTCTGTTGGTGTCTCCTACTGGACAGCTTATGACACTAGTGTCCTGACTTCGGCTAGCTCTGTGTGGATTACCACGTACCCTACTGGTTTTCAATCCGTGGTTACAGGCTCTAGGTATACGTCATATGCTACCTCGTTTAACACGAGTGTAACCACGACCTACACTTGGCAGACTTACCGGAGCACGCAGTTTAAGCCTAGCGAAGACCCGTACGATACGTACTTCAACACTACGTATACCACGACGTCTTACTGGCAAACCTCGCGTGACACCAGTGTTCTTACGTCGTATAGCAGTGTCATTCCAGTTATACGGCCTACGTCTAACTACACGTCTGTTACCGTGAACCGGTACACCGCGTACCCGACTGGCAACTACACGAGTGATAGTAGCTCCTGGCTTACTGACCGGATTACGCAGTCTCCTACCACGTATCCTACCACGTATGACACGGTGTGGGATACCTCGCGTCCGACTGTCCGCGTCACATCTAGAGAGACAACCTAATGTCAGTTGCCCCGCCGTTTAGCCATGAGCTAATGGGTGACAAAGAAATCCAGACCAAGAAGATTGGGGACTTCGCCGATAGGCGGGGTTCTCATCTTGGTGAGCTTACTAAGCTGGAGAAGATCGTTCGCGAGCTTGCTCCTCTTCCTGTAAGCTATGACGTATCACGCACACAAGCTCCGCACTTCTCGGAGTTTACGTACACTGAATTCCTCGGAGATGGTGTACTTATCCAGGCGCAATCGTCTGAGGCTAGCGCGCGTCAAGTGGCCCTAGCTCTGGATGAAGAGGTTGAAGTCGAGTACTTCCCGAAGCCTAGAGATAAGTACACCCTCAACCCTCTGGACAAAGCGCCTAAAGCAGTCGCGTTCCTTCCTGGGACCAACTTGCTTAAGGCCGAGTTTATTAGCCGTGAGGCGTTGGCTCGTGCAATGTTCGAGGACCAAGAGCTTGTCATTAAGCCGCACCCCCTTACTGAAGCAGAGCAGGTCAAGAGCTTTGCTAGGGAGTTCGGCTATCACCGAGTTCTAAGTAACGAGGTATCCGGAGTTCAGGCCCTCATGGGAGCCGAGCGAGTTTATTGCTCTAGTAGCACAGAACTCGGCCTGTACGCTGTAGAGATGAAGAAGCCGATCTTAAACATCGGAAGCTTCTACGCAGAGCACGACGGCACCTACGCTGCGATATACCGCCTCCTCTGGGGGCAAACCAAACTGGAGGCTAGGGATAGGCTGCTGCGTATCCTGAACTCCGTCAACGGGGGCTTCGTGCATCTAGGGGATCAAGACCCCAGGAGTAAAGTCGAAGCCTACTTCACTAACGCTATGAGTATCAGAGAGCAGCTAAGGCCTCTGGTTCCCGTGAGGAAGAAATGAAAACTGAGCTGACGGAGTACGCCGTCCGTGCTGGCCCTGGCGTCTCTGTCGGAGGCCTCAGTCTGTTTAGTGTACCCCTCCAAGAGTGGGTATACATTCTGACCATCGTTTATACCGTCCTGCAAATCGGGTGGTTCGGTTGGTCACGTTACAAGGAATGGAAGAAAGCCCATGGCGGCTAGTGAGAAGAAGCTAGGTATTCTCCATGAGAAGCTAGCTGACGTATTCACGGAACTGCTGGACGGCGTTGTGATCGGCAAGGATGAGGGAACGGGCGAGGAAGTTCGTATGCCTCCGTCCGCCGCTATCCTGACTGCCGTAAACCAGTTCCTTAAGAACAATGACATCACCTGTGCTCCAGACGAAAGCAACGCTATGGGTAAGCTCAAAGCGAAGCAAGAGGAGCGCGCTGCGGCCCGTAAGGCCCGTGCTGATGAACAGGCTGACAAGGAGAACGCCCTGAAGGACACTGGCTTCCTGAGCGGGCTACACTAATGGCTATCGCGGAAACTTACGAACAGGCGCTTGCTAGGTACGAAGAACTCGAAGCACTCCAAGAGGAGTATAAGAGCTTCGGCGTATTCCTAGACGACGTTATGGCTCACATTGGTTTCCGCGTTTCGCCCTTGCAACATGACATCGGTAAGTTCCTTGAGTTCGGACCGAAGTACATCATGGTGCAGGCGCAACGTGGCCAAGCCAAGACTACCATTACAGCAGCCTTCGCGGTCTGGAGTTTGATCCACGATCCCAAGCACCGGGTGCTAATCCTGTCTGCTGGTGGTCGTCAAGCCAACGAGATTTCTACGCTCATCGTCCGTTTGATTATGACGATGGATGGTTTGGAGTGCTTGCGCCCAGACCCGACCATGGGCGATCGCACGTCCGTGGAAGCCTTCGATGTTCACTACACCCTTAAGGGCGTTGACAAGTCCCCCTCTGTTGCTTGCGTTGGTATCACCGGCAACCTGCAAGGTAAGCGGGCTGACCTCCTTATCCCAGATGACATCGAGAGCACGAAGAACAGTTCTACCGCAATCATGCGGGAAATCCTGCTGAACCTGACGCGGGACTTTACCTCGATTTGTACTACCGGCCGCATCATCTACCTGGGCACGCCCCAGACGCAGGACAGCATTTACAACACGCTGCCTAGCCGTGGCTTTACCATCCGCATTTGGCCGGGCCGCTACCCGACGCCTGAGCAGATGGATAACTATGGTGAGATGCTTGCGCCTACGATCCGTCAGGCCCTGACCATGAACCCGGCCCTCGCCTTTGGTGGTGGGATGCTTAAGGACCAAGGCCAGCCTACGGACCCCACGTACATCACAGAAGAAATCCTCCAAGGTAAGGAGCTTGACCAAGGCCCGACCTACTTCCAACTTCAGCACATGCTGAATACGAAGCTGGCCGATGCTCTGCGTTATCCTCTTAAGCCTGAGCTTCTCATCCGTATGCGCCTGGGTCGTACCGAATACTTCCCACTCATGGTTGCCCGTGATCTTAGCGAGGCTTCCCTAACTCCGCACAGCGTTCACTCCTTCACGTTCAAGCTGGCTAGCCCGGCCCAGACGGACAGCAAGGATGTGGCTAAGCTCACTGGTAAGGTCATGTATGTTGACCCGGCCGGTGGTGGTAAGAACGGGGACGAAACCGGGTATGCCGTGACCGGCTTCCTGAACTCTAACATCTACTGGCTTGCCGGTGGTGGGGTTCCTGGGGGCTATGCTAACGGCGTCATGCAGCAGCTTGCGGAGATCGCTAAGCGCTGGGATGTACAAAAGGTTATCATCGAAAAGAACATGGGCTATGGCGGCTTTGCACAAGTCTTCATTCCCATCCTCCGCGCAGCGCATCCCAATTGCGCCGTAGAGGAAGACTACGTTACCGGACAAAAGGAACTCCGGATCATCGAAACCCTGGAACCAGTTATGGCCCGAGGCTCGCTCATTGTTAATGACGATGTGCTTGAGGAGGACGCCGACTGCTGCCAGAAGCACTCTCTTGCTGACCGTATCCTATATAGCGTCTTTCACCAGATGGCTAAGATTACGCGGGACAAGCAATGCCTTGTGCATGATGACCGGCTTGACGCCCTGGAAGGGGCTGTTCGGTATTGGACTAATCTCCTAGCAGTGGATCAAGACGCCGCCATTAAAGCGGCTAGAGCTAGGGAGTGGGCGGAAGCTCATCGCGATCCTATGCAGCACCGTCGCCATGAGGCACCGAGTAAGCGCGGCGGCTCTCTTTTCAACAAATATATGAGGAAGTAAGATGAAGGTTACCGACCTGCCCTCTCCGGGTATTGGCGTTAAGGGTATTGAGCTGCGCCGCGAGTGCGCCAATATCATCATGAAGCAAACCGTTATCGCTGGCAAGTACGTCGGCGGTAAGACGGACCAAGCTAAGGCTCTGAAGGCGTTCTTCGATGCCTGCTCGTCGTCTCTGACTGCTATCGCTAATCCGTAATGCCCGGTTCCGTTAAGCTGGGGAAGTATCTGGATGACCAGAATATTCCCCGTCAAATCGAGGGTGTCGCTCTCGTTGACGCCGCTGGCGAAATCATCGGCACCCCGGCTTCTAGCCTAGTTATCAAGACGTACACCCCCGGCGGCCTTGCCGTTGTTAGTGGTCAGCTTACCCGCCCTGCGGATACCAACGCGTACGTTCAGTATGATCTGATTGCCAACAGCACGACGGCGGCTACCGCATCCTCCATTATGGACGCCGTGCGCAACACGGGCGAGGCCCTCCGTATCGAGGTTGTTTCTTTGCATACCAGCAATGAGGCAGCCAAGGGCAAGACATTCCGAGTTCACTTGTTTTCTTCTCAGCCCACACTCACGGTTAATGACAATGGCGTGTTTAACGCTGGTGGTGCGCAAACTCTGGCTATTTCAGGAGTTGGCGGCTACGTTGGCTACGTTGACGTTTTGCTTGCTCAGGCAGGTGCTACTGGCGCCGTTGGTAACGCTGCGTTTTCTATCCCGCGTACAGTAAAGCCGTCCAGCGCAAATAACATCTACTTTGTCCTAGAACAGCGCGATGCTGCTGGGTACACCCCACTATCTTCAGAAGTTTTAACTGTAACTATTGAAGGGCAATGGAGCTAATATGAGTTGGACTACACGTATAGCCACCCTCTCTAAGGGTGTGGGGCCCTTCGCGCTCACCATCAACGGCGCGCCCGTCACCATCAACGGTTCTGTCGTGACCATCGGAGCGCCCTATGCCTGAGGCCTATAATTCCGCACAGCAGGCCACGATCGCCGCCGGACTGGCTGCTGCCGGGTTGGCGCTCAGCGCCGGCACGATCGGTACGCTGGGCGACAGCATAACCGCTGCGCACGAGACCTCCTCGTTCACGGTGTTCGCCAACAGCGGAGCCCAGAGCAACCAGCGCACCAGCAACAGCCTGCTGCTTGCGCTCGATGCGCAGTTGGGGGGCGGCTTCGTTCAAGCGAAGGCCAACGCGGCTGTCGGCGGCACGGGCTGGGATGAGACTTACACAACCCAGCTTCGCAATTTCATGAGCGTCTCGCCGCGCCCGAAGTACTGCTTCATGGTCGGCCCTGGCACCAACAACTTCTATTCCAATTCTGGCGTCGGCCCAAAGACCTCGGCTTACTGCCAACCCCTGGCGACGCGGGTTTTCGACGCCCTAATCGCCATGGGCGTCACGCCGATCGTTCTGACCGTGCCGCCTCGTGACTCGGTCGTATCGTCGGCGAATTTCCCAAGCCAGACGTGGACGCTGGCGAAGCTGGCTGAGCACTTGGCCTTCAACGCGTGGCTGAAAGCTACCCAGCCCACGCGCTGGCCCAGCATGATCCTGATCGATCTATGGGCGGATATGGTCGATCCGACCGACACGACCAACTACAACCCGAAGGCCGGGACTACGGACGATGGTTTGCACCTGAGCCCGGTCTACGTCTGGGACTTCGTCAAGCGCATCCTGAAGCCGCGCATCGCGTCGCTCTTCCCTAGCCGCAAGTTCTCGCTGTTTGGCGAGAGCGACCAAGACACGGTCAATGCCTGGACGGGCTCGGATCAGATCCTCGACTATCCGACCCTGATCGGTAGTGGTGGGTCGCAGAGCGCCAGCGCCCCCAACAGCATCACGGGTACCGTGGCGCTCGGTAACACCCTGACGGCGACTAACGGATCGGGTGGCGCTACGGCGGTGACGGCCAGCATGGTCGACGCTCAGTCGGTCATCACCGCGACTGTAGCTCAGGCTCTGGGCTGCCCGCCCCCCGCCGGCAACGCCCAGAAGCTGGTCATCACCGCCACAGCAGCCGGCGATCAGGTTCAACTCTCTGCCGCGCCGACGTCCACGCGCCTTGTGGCAGGCGATACCTATTTCGGAGCCTGTTACGTCTACCTGGAGAGCGCCCAAAAACTTCGACGCCTTGAGCTGAACGCCCAGGTCGTTTGGGCCGCAGGTAGCGTTTCGGCCAGCAGCGGAACGCCACACAACACCACCAACTACATCGACCTCTCGCCGATCGTCGCGGGCGGCGGGGTTCTGATCCCGTTAGTGACGCCGCCGATCACGATCCCGGCCGGTATCACGATCACCTCGTTGGCTTGGCGGCTGTTCCTGTCGTTCGATGGTCCCGGCGCTGCGACCGCCTACGTCTTCCAGCCCGCGCTGCGGAAACGGACGCCGTTCTCCTAGGCCCCCTCACCCCCTACACCAAATGTGGGTACACGAAAGCCGTTAGGTAGCAGCGTACCCACAAATTTTTAGGCTAAACATGAAGGACAAGCTACCTGCTGTCGTAATTGCTGCGACTGTTATGGGTGCGGCTGGCCTATCCCTCCTGAATACCTCGGAGGGGCTTAGGCTTAAACCATATCTAGACCCCGCTGGTATCCCTACTGTATGCTACGGGCATACTGGATCAGATATCGTGTGGGGAAAGGCGTACACTAAACAAGAGTGCGAGTTTATCCGAGACCGCGACATAAAGTCGCACTTGACCGGCCTTAAGCGTTGCATTAAGGTTCCGTTAACCCAGAACCAACAAGATGCTGTTTTGGACCTTGCCTTTAACATCGGTGTTGAGCGCACTTGCGGCAGCACCCTCGTAAAGAAGGTCAACAAAAGAGACTTTCTTGGAGCCTCCGAGGAGTTCCCAAAGTGGAACAAGGCGAGGGTCAACGGAAAGCTCGTGGTTCTGCCGGGCCTGGACCGCCGTAGGGCGGCCGAAAGAGCCCTCTTCCTGAAGGACCTACCTGAGAAATGAAAAAGACCCTGTACGGCCCGCTTTTGGCCCTCTTTGTCGTCCTCGTGGCTGCGCTCGGAGGGGGTCTGTGGGCCTGGAAGGCTTCGCGCGACCTGTCTACCGCGAGGAGTGAAGTGTCCCGCCTGACGGCGGAGAATTTGACCCTGGCGAAGGGCCGCGAAGCGGACGATAAAGCGGCGAACACGCAGGCGAAGGGCTATAAAGCCGCTGGCGAGCAGGCTGCTAAACGCCAAGAGAAACTGGAGAAAGCAATTGAAGCTAACCCGGATTGGGCTAACCAGCCTATTCCTAGCGACGTTCTTGACAGCTTGCGTTAGCACTAAGGGAATTATCCTCCCTTCTGATAGCCTTATGCAAGATTGCGCTGAGACGAACGTTCCCCTTAGAGTGAATAGCGATCTGGCGAACAAGGCCATCGTCCTCAAGCAGGATTTGGCTCGTTGTAACGCGGATAAGGCTGCTCTTCGCGAGTGGAAGCGTGAGGTTAAAGCTAAGAAGTAAGCGTTGATGTGAGCGTTGTCCGAAGTTTGTACGCAGATTTCGGACAGCCTTACGACCTGAATTTGATATAGTGTTAAGAGGGGAGCCCTCCAACCTCGCACGCGGACGTTTCCCCCGTAGGCCCTCCTTCGCCAGACATTAAATCCGCGCGTAAGCCTGCGCGTAACGCCCGAGCTATTCTCCGGGTTAAGGGCGAAAGTAAAGCCAGAGTAACGGCGAGAGTAAGCCCAGCGTAATGCGAGGCGAACAAGTCCAAGAGTAAGCTTGGAGATAAGCGGGAGGGC